CAACCATTCCTTGTTGGTGAGAAAGGTGCAGAGTTATTTACACCAGCTACGGCTGGTACAGTTACACCTAATCATCAGTTAGGTGATAAGATGGGAGCAACAGTTGTAAACTTCAATATTAATACTGTGAGTGCAAAAGGATTTAACGAATTATTAAATAACAGCAGAGGAATGATTACAAATATGATAAATCAAGCTGTAAACGAAAAAGGGAAAGCTAATCTAATATGAGTGGAGCATTACCCAATGTAGAGTTTGAGGCTATAAATATTAGAAGTGAACAAAAAACTTTGGTGTCAAAAACTCATTCAGGTAAAACATTTAGGAGACAAATTGACGGACAAAGATGGTTATTTACTGTTCAATACCCAAACATTAAACGATCAGACTTTGCGGCTGTTCAGGCATTTATAATTAAACAAAGAGGATCAAAAGAAGATTTTACAATTACTTTTCCAAGTTATTTGAATGCACAGGGAAACGAAACAGGAAGTGTTTTGGTAAATGGTGTTCATGCTGTTGGTGATACAACTATTGCGATGGACGCATTTGCGGCTGATGGTGCTGGAAGATTTAAAGCTGGAGATTTTATAAAGTTTAATGCACATTCAAAAGTCTATATGGTTGTTGAAGATGTTACTTCCTCAAGCAATGCGGCAACTGTAACTATTGAGCCACCATTAACAACCGCTTTATCAGATAATGAAGCTGTTATTTATGATAGTGTTCCATTTACTGTATTCTTGACTAATGAGAAAGTATATAATGGCAAGAGGATTAACAACTGCGGTTAAAAACGCATTAGCAACACAAAATATAAAACCAGTTGTATTGATTGATATTGGTTTTCCTACACCAATCTACATTACCAATCATTCACATGATTTGACTTCAAGCATAAGTGGTAGTTCACAAACTTATACTGCATCAGGTCATTTATTGACTGTTCAGGCTGTAAACGAGACTTCAACACCAACAAAAAATACTTTGTCTTTAGGATTATCTGGTGTTGATCAAACTTATATATCAGTTGTTTTAAATACAAGTGTTACTGGAGATATAGTAAGAATATATCAAGCATATTTAGATAGTTCTAATGCGATCATTGCTGATCCTTTTTTGTTATATTATGGAACTATTGATGATGTAAAAATTCAAGACAACGCAACAACAGCATCATTGACTATTAATGTAACTTCACATTGGGGAGCATTCGATAAAATTAGCGGTAGAACAACAGCCGACAATTCGCAAAAAAGATTTTTTTCTACTGATTTAGGAATGTCTTACTCTGCTGTTACAATTCAAGACATAGAGTGGGGTTTACAATGAGTGATTATAAAGTTCTCAACGCAGAAGTAGATCATGTAAAAAATTTGCAAGAATTTACAAAGTCAATGTGTCAAGGTGCAAATATTGCCTTTCCAAATCTTGATGCTTCTAAATCAACAAGATATTTGATGAAAATGATACAAGATAAAACTGCATTGATACTTGTGAAAGATAAACAAGTGGTAGGTGCTGTTGCTGGTTTAATAATTGAATGGTGGTTTTCAGATGCAGAATATTTATCTGAAATGGGTTTTTGGATAGAAAAAGAACACAGGAATTTTGCAACTGCAACTTTACTCTTAACTGAATTTAAAAAAATAGCTGATAAAAAAATGATACCTTGTATGTTAAACACCTTAGACGGAAAAGAAATAGATAACAGAGAACAATTATTTGTAGACAACAATTTTAGAAAACTTGGTTTTACTTATGGATATGCTTTGTAATGTGTGGAAGTGTTGTAGATAGTATTAGTGATGCTGTTGATGATGCTTTTGATGTAGTAAATGATGTAGTTGATGCTGGTTTAGAATTAATTGGATTGCCTACATCATTAACTCCAGACATTCCTGATTACAGCGAACAATTGCAAGAGTTAGAAGCAAGAGGAATATTAGTAAATAAATATGTTTCAAATGCTCATATACCAGTAATTTATGGCACAAGAAAAATTGGTGGCAATATTGTATTTCTTGAGTCGAGTGGAAATGACAATGAATTTTTATATATGGCTCTTGTTCTTTGTGAAGGAGAAATTACGAGTGTTGAAAAAATATTTGTCAATGAAAATGAAGTTACTTTTTCTGGATCACTAGCTGATAACACAGAAAGAACAGTAGGAAGTAGCGATGGAAATTATTTTAAAGCTGATCCAGCAGTAGATGGATCAAGTGCTGAAAGTTTAATAACTGTAAGATGTCATTATGGTAGTGATAGTCAATCTGCATCGGCTTTACTTACTCCTCTTTCAAGTTGGGGTAGTAATCATAAACTGAGTGGACTTGCCTACATTGCATTGAAATTTAAATGGAACAGAGATGCTTTTAGTAGAGTACCAAAAGTACAAGCGATAGTAAAAGGAAGAAAAATTTACAATCCAAATCTTGATGGAACTAAAACTGGAGGAAGTGGATCACACAGAGAAGATACTTCTTCAACTTGGGAGTATTCTGATAATCCAGTATATCAATTATTAGATTATTTAAGAAATGATCGTTTTGGAATGGGTATTGCAAACAGTTATTTTGATAGCAATTATGCAGACTGGCAAACTGCTGGAGATGTTTTAGATGTTAATGTTACACCTTTTAGTGGTGGTAGTGAAATTGATTTATTAGATTCTCATGCAGTTTTAGATACATCAAAAAAAGCAATAGATTTAGTAAAAGAATTGCTCAAAGGTAGTAGAGCATTTTTAAATTATTCTGCTGGTAAATATAATATCTTGGTTGAAACAACGGGGTCTGCTTCAATCACATTGACAGAAGATAATATTATTGGAAATTTAAATATTACGAGTTTAGGTAAGAACAGTCGTTTTAACCGAGTAATAGTAAACTTCATCAATCCAGATAAAAACTATCAATCAGATGAAGCACAGTTTCCACCAGTTGATGAAACTGGATTAGCTAGTGCGGATCAATTTGCAAACATGAAAACTGCTGATGGTGGCATTTTATTAGAAAGAAAATTAAGTTTCAATACAATTACAAACCCTTTTCAAGCACAAGAGATGGCTGAAGTAATTTTGAGAAAATCAAGAGCAATTTTGCATTGTGCTTTAACAGCAGATGCAACAGCTTTAGATTTGACAGTTGGAGATATTGTAAACATAACTCATGCAACTCCAGCCTTTAGTGCAAAACCATTTCGAGTTGTAAGTGCAACTTTGAATAGTCATTCAACTGTGGCTTTGAAATTAGTAGAACATCAAGATAGTTTTTACACATTTGGAACTCAACAAAATGTTGCAACTGTTCCTGATACAACATTACCAAATCCATTTACAATACAACCTCCAGCAAGTATTTCTTTGGACGATGAAATGGTTGAGTATAATGATGGCGGTGTTCTAACTCGTTTGTTAGTTACCATAGGTGCATCGACCGATAAATTTGTAAATGAATATGAAGTTGAAGCGAAACAAACAAAAGATGCAAGTGGTAACTCAGTAACAGATAGCTTCAGGGTTATTGGTAGAGGAAGTGCTTTGACATATCAATTATTGAATGTGATTGATGGTGCGGAATATCAAGTAAGAGCTAGAGCAATCAACTCTTTAGGAGTTTCATCAACATTTGTTTCAGCAACAAGAACAATAGTTGGTCAAACTGCTGTACCATCTGATGTTACAAATTTTGGTATTAATGTTATTGGTGATCAAGCAATCTTAGGTTGGACTGCAATACCTGATTTAGACTTAGATTTTTACACATTAAGATTTTCAACTGACTTATCAAACCCAAGTTATAACAATAGTTTTGATCTAGTTGCTAGGATTGGACGACCAGCAACATCTATCACAGTCCCATTAAAAACAGGATCGTATTTAATTAAAGCGGTTGATAAATTAGGAAACCAATCAGCAAACGCAACGATTGTTTCTACAGACATCGCATCAGTAAATTTTGTATCTCAAACGACAATCAATGAGCATACAGCATTTTCTGGAACGAAAACAAATTGTTCAGTAATATCAAGGAACTCTGCTAATCACATTGCTCCAACTATTTCAGGGACATTAGGTAATTCAAGTGCAACTGTCCCAGCAAGTGCAACTTACGCATTTAACAACACTATTGATTTAGGAGCAAAACTAAAAGCATTGTTCTCAGCAACAATTACACAGTTTGTTGAAGATGTGTCAGAGTTTTTTGATGGTGGACGACCAGCCGCAACGACACTATTTGACGATGGGCAACCAGCACCTTTTGATGGTGCGGCTGAAGCAAATGCAAGTACCATACTTCAGATTGCAACAAGTGATGATAATTCAACATTTTCTGATTTTAAACCATTTGTTGTTGGT